AACGGGTTCAACTCCCGCTGCACCAATAGCGGTGCTAATCCAAAGGCACCGCGAGACTTCCCTTTGTTCTACGTGTATATGTTTATTTCCTCCTAGCATGCTGCCGGGTTCCAACTTTCCTTCCCCGACGGCACGTACATAGCAGAGGCGTGGCCGGTGCCGCGTCTTTTTTATTACAGAAAGCTGGTGCATTCATGATTCGGATATTGTTCGTTGTATTTATAGTTCTAGCCTTGGGTCAGCTAACTGGGCTGTGGTCAATCGCTACTGGTCTACTCATGCTGCCACTATACCTGATCGCCTTTCTGTTCCTAGCAGCTTCACTGCTGGCTATCGTTGGTGACTTGTACGAGGAGTTTAAGCACCGAGGTGGTAAGTAATGCCATTAGTTCACCGCTGTGGTCAGCCCGGTTGCCGTGAGATGATACCGCTCAAGTATCGCTACTGCACCAAGCATTACAACGAACACTATCAAGCATACCTGCACCGGCACTCGACTGGTGTTGCTGCTCGCGCCTACGAGTATCACCGACGCCGAGCGAGCAAGCACTACGACACGACTCACCGGTTCGCCGCAACGGACGACGACAGTGCGGCCAAAGATTTGGCTCAAAGTTTTGGACTAAAAAGCTCAGCCAAAGAACCAGCCAAAGACATGGCACAAAGTTCACGGGCAAAGTTCTACCGTTCAAAGCAATGGCTGTCGGTACGCTCGGCAGTCTACTCTCGCGACCTTGGTTGTTGTCAGGTCTGCGGCAGGTCAGAGAATCGCATGTACGTTGACCATATTGTGCCGCTGCGGTTGTGTTCTGACACTGATCGCGTGGCAGATAAAAACCTGTGGACGCTCTGCGGCAAAGACCACAATAAAAAAACTCGAATGGAAGCAAAGACCAACGACAAGAAACTTTCTCGCATGACGGCGATTGACTGGAAGCGCGCTCTCACAAATTAGGGGGCCGCCCGGGTCTAAGCCGCCTGTCCGCATACCAATGGAGTTGTCTTATAGAAATTTTCAATTTTAAAAACGCGTTATTAAGGGGGTGCAAGAATGACAACCAAAACGACCAAAACGACCAATAAAAAGGACGCGCAACTGAGTACGACGCCGCCCGACTACCTGCAAGGGATTGCCCGGGATATGTGGGCTGCAATCGTTCCAATTCTGAATAAGCAGCAGCTCGACGTTACCCAACTCGACAGCAGCATTGTTGAGGCTTTCTGTATCAACTACCAGTCAATGCGGGACGCCTACGAGAACGTTGCTGAGAACGGCCAAGCTCAAAAGGCGTACAAGACGACCCTCAGCCCGGTAACGGGTGAGATTGTTGCGACTGATTTTGTTGGCTATAAGCGAAACCCTGCAACTCAAATTCTCGACTCAGCAACGAGCCGGTTGAAGCAGCTCGGTAGCGAGTTAGGTCTCACACCCACTAGCCGGCAAGAATTAATCAAGGCTGCGCCGGGTGACGGTGACAAAAATGTTGCTGCCGACTTAGCCAAATTCTTTGGAAATTCTAAAAAGTAAAGAGGTGAGCAGCGTTGATGACAAAAATTGATATTTCCAAGACTCATGACGTTGCTCAGGCGTTCTCTGACGCAGCGTTCGACGGTCTACGTGGTAAATACACCGACCCGGGCACTGAATACGCGTTCAGAGTCATGGACGGAAAGGAAACCACAGGCTATCTAATCAAGTTAGCCGCTTTTCGGCATTTACGTGACTTGCAGCGCCAAGGTCAACCAGACTTCCCGTTTGAATACGACACCGACGCCGTAGACAAGGCCCTGCTCTTTGCGAGCGTGACCCCGGACGTTGACAGCGGCGACCCGGTTCACTTGCTGGGCTGGCAGCAGTTTATTATGGCGCAGCTCTTTGGTTGGAAAACCACGACGGGCGGTGTTCGGTTCACCAAGTCTCTTATCTCGGTTGGCCGGGCGCAGGGTAAGACCATGATTGCAGCAATTATTATGGCCTACACTTTCCTGCTCGACTCGTTGGGGCTGTCCAACCAAGACTATTTAGTTGCCTCGATTAACTGGAAACAGACCAGCAAGCTGCTCGGTTATCTCAAGACCATGCTGCGCAAGGTGACGGAAATTGAACCGTTCAAAGCCTTGGCTAAGCAGTCGGGTCTCATGCTACAAAACGACCAGATCATTATGAAAAAGAGCAACAACGTCATTCGTGCCGTGTCTTTCGAGTCCGGGCAATTCGATAGTTTCCACTTTCGGACTGCGATTGTTGATGAAGTCGGGGAACTCAAGAACCGGGCCAAGACCTCGAAAATTCTGTCCGGTCAAATTAAGATTGCTGACCGGCGATATGTTCAAATCTCGACCTCGTACCCTGACCCGAAAGTGCCGTTCTACGACGACCAGAGAATGCTCACCAAAGCAATGGAAGAGGATTACAAGCGCGACGCCGACACTTACCTGTGTCTGGTCTGGGCGCAAGACGACCTCAAAGAAACTCAAGACCCCGAGACGTGGGCTAAGAGTAACCCGCTGCTGAACTCACCTGAGCAGAAACGAGAGCTTTTAGGTGGTCTGATTGACAAGCGCGACAGCGACATGCTGGCCGGCACTATCGGTGACTTTCAGACCAAAAACATGAATATGTGGCTGAACGAGAAAGAGAACCGTTACCTCGACTTGAAAGACATCAACGCCTCGATTATCCCGCGCGACGGTTTCGACATCGACAACCGTGACGTTTATGTGGGGTTTGACGCCTCGCAGTACAGTGACGACACCAGCCTAGCGTTCGTGTTCCCCTACACCGACGAGGACGGCGAGCACAAATTTCATGTTTACCAGCATTCATTTATACCGACCTCACGAACCCAGCAAAGCATTGCTATCAAGGAAAATCAAGACGGCATTCCCTACCGTGAAGAGGAACGGCGCGGGTTCGCCACCATCTCGCACACGCGAGGCGGCGACATTGATTACTCGGACGTGTACAACTGGTTGCTCGACTTTGTAGAGGTTCACAACCTGCACGTGCAATCGTTCCTGTACGACCCGTGGCGGGACAAAATCTTTATTTACAAGCTCGACCAAGAAAACAACTGGCTTATTGAACCGGTTCGGCAGGGTACTAAGTCCCTCGACGAGCCAACGTCATTCTTTCGGCATGAAATGCAGAACGGTCATATCACCATGTTTGACGACCGTGTAATGCAGGCCGGTATGACTAACGCCGTGACCTTGGTTGACAACAACGGTATCAAAATCGACAAAAACCTTGCGACCGATAAAATTGATTGCCTCGACGCGATCATTAACTGTTTCTACGAGGCAATGCTGCACTTTGAAGGCGTCTCACGCGACGACCGGGGCAGCGACGACCCGTTTGCAGGTTGGAAACAAGACGACATCAATTCATTTTACAAAAATTTCAGTTTTTAGGGTGGTGACGACATGAAACGAGCATTACAAGGGCTTCTCAAAGCGGCCGAATTGATTAGTGAGTCACTACCAATGTGGCTTTACATCACGGGCATTGCCACTATCTATGCCGGTGTCTCAGCGTTTAGCGAGGCAGTCGGCAGCATTGTGCTTGGCGTCATGCTAATTGCAACCGCATTTCTATTCGGTAGTGGCGACGACTGAAAGGGGGTGAAATTAATTGAAGTTCACTAATCCATTCAAGCGCCGGTTCAGCAATAAGGCGTGGCTTCCTAGCTCAGACTACCAACCGTTCTTGATCGTAAACGGCCAGGTTGTGAAGTCGGCCAGTTACGCCACCGCCAGCGCCGCCCTCAAAAATTCAGATATTTACAGCGTGGTCAATCTAATTTCTGCCGACGTCTCAAGTTGCCGGTTCGAGTCAGACAATGACTTCCTGCTGCATAAACTCAACGCACCTAACCCGGTTATCAATTCTTACAACTTTTGGCAATCGGTCACGGGTGCTCTGCTGCTGAACGGTAACGCATACGTGGTCATGAACCTAGACGCCAGCGGGCGGCTGCACCACTTTGAGCAGGTCACCCCGCCGCAAGTTCAAATTATCGTAGACGACGGCGAGCAAAACGTGAATTACAAGGTCACGTACTACGACAACCGGGGAACGGTTACCGTCCCGGCCGGTCAAATGCTTCATTTCAAGCTACTGTCCAACTTGAGCGACAACAAGTTTATCGGTGTCAGCCCACTGCAAGCTCTGGTCGGTGACTTGAATATTCAAGACAAGGCAAACGACATGGCCTTGAAGTCATTAAACCAAGCAATCCGACCGAACGGGATTTTGAGTCTCGCAGCTGGCGCGGTTGACCCCGAGGCCAAAGAGAACGTTCGTGAAGAGTTTGAGAAAGCCAACTCAGGTGCCAACGCCGGGCGGGTCATGGTTATGGACGCCACAGCCACGTACTCAACGCCTCAAATTGACAGCAATATTGCCAACCTGCTGAACTCGGTTAGTTACACACGAAACCAAGTTGCTAAGGCGTTCGGGGTTCCGCAAGACTTCCTCAATAACGAGTCTGCTCACAGCAACATTGACCAAGTACGTTCGACCTACACGCAAGCACTGAACAAATACATTTACGCGATCAGTTCAGAGCTGACCATGAAGCTCGGTGTTGGTATCGACCTCGACATGCAGCCCGCCATTGACCCCGACTATAGCCAGTATGCAAGCAGCATTTCTGACCTAGCCAAGAACGACGCGCTAGAGGGCGTGCAAGCGACCCACATTTTGAAAGCAGTCGGGTTTATCCCGGCTGACACACCAGACTTTGACGTGCAAAACGGCCCAACGAAAGGGGGTGAGAGTAAATGACAATCAAATTGCGTGGTGACGTTGTAGATAACGACACTGCTGCCTTTTATAACTGGTTCAGCATGGACTCAATTAGCCCCGCCGCAGTCAGCGACGCCTTAGAAGACGCCGGCGGTGGTGACGTTGACGTTTCCATTAGTTCCTACGGTGGCGACGTGTTCGCTGCAAGCGACATCTACACCGAGTTGAAGAGTTACGCCGGTAAGGTCAATGTGACGGTCACGGGTATTGCGGCCAGTGCTGCGAGTGTAATCGCTATGGCCGGCGACAGCGTTTCAATGTCCCCGACGGCACAGCTAATGATCCACAATGCCAGCTCTGCCATTCAAGGCGACACCCGGGCAATGAACCACGAGGCCGGTGTTCTCGACAACATCAACAAGTCAATTGCCGCGGCTTACGTCGCTAAAACCGGCATGGCTAAGGCTGACCTGCTCGACCTTATGAACCAAGAAACTTGGCTCACGGCCGACCAAGCCAAAGACTACGGGTTTGCCGACAAGGTACTGTTTGACGACGACTCAGCGGACACGCTGCAAGCCGTTGCCTCTGCCTCGTCTATTCCCGCCAGGTCAGCGGTTGCTAAATTCCGCAACCTACTTGCTGCTGAAAAGCCAGCTAACAAGGCTGCTGCTAAGCCAGCGGCCACGGAACCAACCCGCAGCAATGTGCTGCAACAAAAACTAGACATTCTGAGAGGTGCAAAGTAATGAATTTAGAAGCAATCAAAAACGCAATGACGGACTCGCAAAACAAGCTGTCCGCCATTAACGACAAAATCACCACGGGCTTACTGGACGACAAGTTTAGTGCCGAAAACATGGCGACGTTAAAGCAAGACCGGGACAGTGAACAAGCCCGGTTCGACGAATTGAAGACCCAACGGGACGCCGCAGAATCTGCGCAAGTTGCTGACCATATCGCCAACAACTCTGCCA